TCTGCAAACTCTGGATTCATTGCTTCGGTAATCTTATCAAAGATTTTCTTACCGAATTTGTAGAGTTTAATCTTACCTTCGTTTTCTGGATTAGAAGGATCCGATACAACCAGAATGTTTGCAATATATGTAAGCTTGCGCTTTTGTTTGCGAACGATTTCTTTGTTTGATTCGATTCCTGAATTCCAGAGTGTGCTGTTGTGTTCACAGACAGGACATTTATCGTTAAGTGTTGTTAAACAGTTATCGATGAGCCATCCACCAGGTCCCTGAAAACCATGATGAAATACTCGTACCCAAGGAAGAGCGTCATCACCATCTACTGATGGTGCGGGAAGGAAACGAATTGTTGCCATTCCATTTCCTGCTTTGTCTGCTGTGGGTTGCCAGAATCGGTCATCATCCCTAGAGCCTTTAGCTCCCTCACCATTTGATTGTGTATTTTCAATCGCTTTAGTGAGTTGCTCGATGCTCGAGCGATTCTTTTTGAGTTTTGCAAAGTCTACCATTTTATTACCTCGTATGAAAATTTATATTGTATATTACGGATTATCCACATGAAACATAGTATATCATGTATATATGTTACTGTCAAGCATTACTTCAATGCTTCTACTGCTATTTGCCTATACTTAACCTTATCAAATTGTATGAACGGGGTATACTTCATACATTTACGGTTATAGTTTGGCCACCGAATTGTATCGGTTATCTTTTTATTCCACAAAGGGAAAAAGTTTATGAAATCGTTGAGAATGCAAAGTGTTTCCATTTGAGTTGAACCTTGTAAGGTTTCAATCAAAAGTATTGGATAGTCACCTGTTGTTTTAAATAATTCATTTGCATTGTCAACCATACCTCTGAGGTGTTCACAGTCCTGTTTAAACCTGTATGTCAGAGATTGTACTACCGACATTCTTTTCTTATGAACCACTACCGCTTGTTCATCCAATAGATCACCAACCCATAACTTCTCCTTACTCAGTAGATTTGAAATAAGGAATTGAATGTAATCTTCCTTCTCTTGTCTTCTACTGAGTTTATAGAAATAATATTTGTCTTTACGATTCTCAAAGGATTCAATTGTGATCCTACTCTTTCCGTTATACTTAAAGAAATCGTAGGAATCGGTTTCAAAATGTAACTTCAATGCATTGTAAATCGTGAAGGCCTCGTATCCCGTCATTTTAAAATGGCAAACGGTTAGATTTAGGTAAAAGATTTAAATCTTGTGCATCAGTCTCAAGTTTGGATTTCAAATTAGAATTTACCAGTGTTGAAGCAACTTCTATTTCCATTCCTGTCTTTTTACAATACTCTACAATAGCCTCGATATGGTTGTAGTCTGTCTTAGCCACAATTTCTTCGATAGCTACTGCGAATTTTAACATCTCATCTTTTGTGGGCATTATTTTACGATAGTCTCATAGAGGGTTTCGAATTGCTCATGCACAGCAACTTCTTCATCATAGTTCTGTTTATGATACACTTTAACCATACGAGCAACTAGTCGTTTGGGTAACTGCAAGTTCTTACAGATATCATTTAATGATTCTTTGATGTAATCTTTCTCACCTTCCATTCGTGTCATTGAAGCTGAACACTCACGGAGAACATCCAAAAGTTTCTTTCGATCTTCTGGATTGGAAATTTGATTCACACTCATTTGTTGTACTGCCATAATGTAACTCCTTTAACGATAAAAAATATGACGCCCAATGTGAGCAACTTTCTCTCTCTTCCAACCTGGTCTTATGTGATCGGCATGAAAGAATAGAGCGCCTCTTGTAACATCTATCATCATGTGATAGTTGAAATAAATGTATATTGCTTTTTCTAAGATTCTATTATACAGTTGTTGATCCATCTTTGTCAAGCTATCTTTTACAGCAACCCAAGAAAACTGATAAATATTGCCTGTTTTCTGATATACCACATCACACACTGTTCGTGGGAATTTAATTGAATGTAGTCGATTCATCGTGACCATGCCCACAGCAAAGATTCCGTCTCTTGGTTCGGATCCTGCTTCATGGTACATATTTTTAGCTAAACATTCAATTTGTTTCCTATCATATTCAACCAAATTAGAATATCTGAATATGATAGGAGGCAATTCTTTGGTTAATAATTCATCAGTCTTTACTGTAAACAATTCCACTCTACTCGTCACACTAACCATAGGAACGATTTGTGAAGCTTCTACGGGGTGAAACAAATATGTAAGACTTAATACAATGATAGCCGTTGTGACCGCAGTAATAGCAGTAATTTTTTTGTTGAACATTGTGTTCTCCTTGTTGAAAAAGGGGTATTAAACCCCCTAGACCCATCAGGACTTTTTAGATTTTACTTCTGTAATATTTGGTGTTTGGGAAACAAAACCATTGAGAGCTTCTGCTTTTTTGATTATTTCCGATTCTGATGGGAATAATGGAAAACCTGGATGTGCGGGTGAAGGAGTTCCATTGATCTTGGATTCTTCTACCTTGGTTGACCATTCGTTTGAAATGATTTCACGCTGACCATAGTAATCATTGGTCATCATGTCTTTTGCCATTTTCAAGAGCTCGAGTCTGAGCTCATAGGGTGTCATACTCATTTTATTTCTCCTGTGTGTATGTGTGTCCAGAATTACATCTGGTGTATTATTTAGTCCCAAAGTCCTTCAAAATAAACTCCAAACAGACGAAAACCGTTTTCTTTGCGTTTTTGCCATGCTATTAGTCCATCCCAATCAATTTTAATTTTACTATTGCCTTTGGATATATCTATCAACCATTCTTTACCAAAATCTTTTTCATACTCAGAATGATCAAAAAATTGGCCTTCAGCGTCATCATTAACTTTCTGTTCAAACGCCCAAATCATTTCATTCAGAACCCAGTCCCAACGAGCATGAATATCTGGATACTGGTCTCCAAATAATTCATCCTCTTTGTAGAAGTCAAAAACCATTTGTTCATCATATTCGAAAGTATTTGTGGTTCGCAAATGTTCAGGAACATCTTCAAGGTCGACCATGGGTGAACCATTTTTAGTATCACGAAGTTGTTTCAACATAGGCAAAACAATTTGCGCTAAGGTATTATCCATAGACCAAGTGTCCCAAGAATCAATTTTAACATAGTTGATTTTGGGATTAATTGTATTAAGAACCTTCCGTAAAAATTCACAAAAAGGATTTAATCTGTTGCTCCACTTTTCTATGATTGGTTCATCATAATCAATCTCACGCCAGAAAAAGACTTTTTCCAAAATCGTGTAGGGACTGATCCAGTGGTCTCGATATCGATTGATATAGATACGCATATTTTACTCCTATAATTAATGAAGTGGTTGGTTATTCTGTTACGAGGAAACCAACCGAAACCCTAAGCAGTTATTAGGCTGCTAATGCGTATGAGTTATCATTTGCATTTATTGGTTTTTTACTTTTTACGACTATCTGTGTCGAGTTGTCCATGCCGTTACTTGTCACCAGATCGAAACCAGGTCAACCCCATCAGAAGCACACTTATGTATTGTGGTGAACGAGAGTCATAGGAACTCACAATACGACATTTCCTGACTTATCATGCCAGTGTGCTTCTGGTGGAGCTGGGCGGAATCGAACCGCCGTGTCTGATACTTTTCTCTTTACTTCTGTCCTGATTACTCAGGGTTTACAACAATTCCTTTATACTTACCATTGATGTATGACATTGGCTATAATAAAAAAACAAGTAACAACGTGAACTATAACCCAAAAAGTTTTTAGTACTAACGCAATTCTTGCTTCACGTAGACTTAAAATTGGAACATCAGGTTTGTCCTCATCTGTTTCACCCATCAAATGGCCGGTAGTTCTAGCCCAAATACGTTCTAAACTATTCATTAATTTCTTTAATTCTCATAAACATATCTTAAAAGACATCATCACCCATGTTTTCACTTTCCTCATGCCATCGTTCTCGATCACATGTAATCAATTTATAGATAACAAAACCGACAAGAGATAAAATAAAAATCATTAACAGTAAATTAATCATACAAGTATTATAACACAATCCTAGAAGAATTGTGGTAATTATGAATCACTTCCTCGAAGATAGGTAAATATTTATTCACTTCTCTCACAAAAACTTGAGGTGTGCCCTCTTCATTTGCAATGAGAACAACAATCTGTTCAATCGGTAATCCAGTAATCTCAGTAAACATTACCGAATATGCGGTACATTGAATGAAGTAGTTTTGAATCCACTCTTCCTTTTTGTCTTTGATCGAATTTTTATAATCGATGATCGAGAGTTTACCATCCCATACCGCTATAGTGTCTGTACGACCTGCCATCTTATACTTATCACTATACAATACCTGTTCGAGACCATATACCAGTCCAACATTAGTGTCAATAAAAGGTCTCAGCTGTGTGAAGAAATCTTTTATATCAGGCATCATCATACGAATTTTCATTTCGGTTAATTCGTTCAACAGATACTTTTCACATACTTCATGTAATTTTGTGCCACGATCTGATGATTTTTTTGTGATTCTATTCGCTTCAGTTTCACCCACTCTTTCACGCCACTTAACTAAGGCTGTCTCATCTTTGTTATGTGAAAGTATAGTGGTAACAGAATCGTATGACCTTCCATCAGGCAGGAAGTATTTACGACCATGTTCTGTCGTTTCAGATTCTAAATCAAACTGCAATTCAGGTAGTTTAATATGTTCAAATACTCTCAAGTCAATCTCTTCGTTACTTTGTCAACGTGTTTCCTAACAACCTCACTTGTACGGGCTTCTTTAATCGACTTCCTTCCATATCGATCAGCTAATTCGGTATTCTTGTTTTGTTCTGAAATTCTAGATAACACTTCCTTAAAACCATCCGGCACTTTCCCTTTGACAGATACGCCAGAGACAATCGAAGGAGCCTGGATTACAGACTCATAATTTGGATTAGTAGAAAGAAAATCAAACTTCTCGTTAATCTTCATAGAAACTTCAAAAATTTCATCTGTTTCGGTATCTCTAAATCTATAAATTGGCATGAAACCACTCCGGTACTTTACGACTATTAATCTTGCCTTTCCATGAGGCAAGATGCTGCTTGTTGTTTATATAGTAGTTTCTGTAGGATGCAATAGAATCACCTGCAATTTTCACTTCGTTTGGCATCGCTGGAGTTGGTTCTGTGAAATTGGAATGTGGAATATTATCAGGAATCGTTTCCCATAACCTATCAACTAAGCCATCACGTTCACACTTATGCACCTTGCCATATCGGTACGTATACTCTTTACACAATTCTCTCAGTAGATTGGACAACCACATATAGTTATAAATGGATTGTCTTACCCAGACAGCGGACGGGTGATTAAGGTGAGTAGCAATATACAAGATAGATTCACGGCTATCAGAAAGAACATATCTAGTTTGTTTACGACCAGTAGCAGACAAGCCAACAGATTGAGTGCCATCAAGCACACGATGAGCAGTAGAAAGAAGTTGAGCATATTCCAGAATCATTTTAATGCAATGTTTATCAACGTGCATTTTAGCACAAGTATTGACCTCATGATGTAAGTAAAAAATATTCATTATGCAATATTGAGTTTTGGTTTAATCCAATTATAAATCACTTCAGATAATTCATCAGCTTCTTTCATTGAGGTAAAAATGAAAGTGCCCTGTTCATTTCGTATGTTAGCAAATAGTGTTTCATATTTTTCGTTCGTGTTTTTCACAAGATCAACAATATAATCTTCAACGAGATATAGACTATTCTTAATATCTGTTATATGAGTGTTATCAAAGGAATTACACACCATGGTGATTAAACTTTTTGTTGTTTCTAGTTTAATTAATTGTGTTTCCAAGTCATTTAGTGAATTCCAATGTTTCATAATATAAAGTTCCATAGGTTAAAGCCAGTACCGAATTGGGTACTGGCTGTGAGGTTAATAATGTTAAACAATTTCTGTTACTTGCATTTCTTCAGTAACAGGTGCAGATTTGGTAACAGCTGGTTCAGTCTTAGCACCCAAGTCTTCAAGTTTTTTCACTTGACTGGTCTTAGACAAAAGCACGCCGTTATCTTCGAGATACTTTTTAACAGGTTCAACATTCATCAGCTGATAAGCGGCAACTTTACGACCGTCTTTGATAACCTTGACAGTACCATTAGCAATGGTTTTAATGTGCCAGATATATGTAGAAATTCGATACATCATAATTTCATTACCGAGCAAAGTCTCGAATTCTTCTTTAGTGACAGGTTTGCCGCTAATCATAACATTCAACATTTTCTCGAAAGGTTTGAGACGAACAATTTTAGTTTTAGTCATTACAATAACTCCATAATATAAGAAAGAAAATACAGTATAACAAATTTATGCCGCTTTGGCAAGCATAAAAACAGGGTGTTGCAGATTCACAACAAAGCCAGTGGTGTCTTTTTTTGCCTTGCCTTTTGCGTACAATCCAACCACGACACCTTTAGGATCAAGAAAACGCAAATCCGAATCATCACCGTTAAATACTGGACGATTCAAATATGTTTCAGGCATCGCTTCGGTTTTCTTGAGAGCGAACACAGCCGCCACATTCAAACCTTCAGCAATTGCCTTTTGTACATCATTGTCGTTACCATCCGCTTTGGAAAAGGTCAACGAATAATTAGAGATATCTTTTACTTTACGACCAAGAATCTTGGTGTAATCGTAGAAAATCGTTTCAGGAAAAGCAGCAAAAATATTGCGGTATGTAATACCTTTGCGGATCACGGAGTATTTTTCCCATGAAATATCGGAAGTTCCGTTCAGGCGGAAAACGGGAACCAAGTCTAACTTGATAGACTGTTTAATTCCTAATTCGATATCTTTCACCAATTGAACCATGAAATTCTGGCGATCCTCATAGAACATTTTAGTTTTACGGATTCGAGCTTGCTGAATAACGTTGGTAGATTCGCCTTTTTTGAACATACCGCCACGACCAGCTGTATTTAAACAAGACGCTTTGCAACCAGTTGTTGCTTTTGGACAAGTATTATAACCTGACAATGAAGCAGGCGCAAGGTGCAAAATAAAAGTATTGTAACCTGACTTGATACCTTTCAGGATTTTGGGATTGCCAGTAGAAAGTAATTTCATATTTGTTCTCTCATTCAACAATTCTAGTATAGTCGATTTGGGCGTTTTTGGCAACCATTAAACTGTTGTATTTTTACAACTGTTGTTTTTTTGCAACTATCTACGCATATTCGCTTGATCTCGAGCCTCTTCGTCAGTAAATACCGGAACCGCATTGGACTTGTGGAGAGTGCCTATCCCCTTCATTTTACTACCAGTATAGTGCAGGGTATCGACCGGTTTTGTCGCCGTGCCACCGTTCGATCCATGAGACGGAAAACACTTAGTTTCACGACCTACAGGAACAAAGGATAAATTAGGGCGTTTTGTTGTTACTAAAGATTTCTTAATAATACTACCGGAAGGTGTTTTAATAGAATTAATTGATTTAATCCAATCATTATATTCTTCTAAAACCTTTTTAGTTTTATTTTTATTTAATTTCTTAGGTGATTTTGTATTGGTATAAATTATCATAATTTATTCTTGACAGCCTCAATATGTTTACACTTTCCTCTATACGTGAAACCGGTACAGGTACAGGTGAATTTTGTATTATTTTCAAGAGATACAGTATAATCATTATCCTTTGATTTGACATTAAAGGATCTAACATTTTTTTCTTTAGGAATATCAATAGATTTATCTTTAATTTTGATAAACTTACGATATCTCTTATCGAAGGAAATGGGTGTTTTTAAATGAATAATATCGGCCGTACCTTCTTTAATGTAGGCGACTAATTTGCCGGCACGATTAAGAAAATAGGTGTGGTTGGAAATCTTGTAATCACAAGACCAATCTGAAATTTCTTGTAGTGTTTCATTCATAGTACCACTATTCTAACACTAAACGGTGATTTTGTCAAGCACAAAAATGTTGTATTTTTACAACACTAAATTACCCTTGAAGTAATTGTTTCTCGCTCTGTTCTAAAATGCCCTCTTCGAATTCGATAAGCTTAAGACGTTTCAATTCCTTCTGAAGACGGTCTCTCTCGGAAACTTTCATCTCCAAAATTTCCTTTTCAAGGACTTCAATCCTCTTCTGAATATCTTTCACTGACATTTTCTTCTTCCTCTTTTCTAATGAGTCGATAAGTTGCTTTGTCTTGGTGTTTTTTCCGAAATTGTTTAAATGTTTCTTTGTCTTGATCTTTTTTGAATTTAGACTTTTGCGGTTTAATTAAATGCTTACTTCCACTAGACATAATAGTACCTGATTAAAGAATTTGGTCCGCTAGACCGAGAGATATCATATCTTCTGATTTAAGCCAAACATCACTTGAATGCAGAAGTTTTGATTTTACAGTTTTCATATCAACAGTTGAAGCTTCATGAATAATATCCAACATTCTGTTATTACAGTTATCAGATTCTCTTATGCGAGATTTGATATCATGGTGTTTACCTTGAAATTCATCATGGTATTGGTGAATCATAATACCTGTATTTTTTCCGATAATTCTTTGTCCTTTTTCACCAGCACAAAAAATTAAAAATGCCGCTGACATAATAGAACCTAATCCTATAGTTCTTATGGGATATTCACTGGCTTTCATTATATCAATCAATCCGAACGCCTCATATAAATCTCCACCTTCTGAATTTATATATAAAGTCAGATATTTCGCCGTGTGATTTTTTACTATATTCTCATATAGGATCCACTGTATTGCTTTCTTTACATTTTCCGGTTCTATTGTACCGGTTAAAAAATGTATTTTATTGCTATGAAAAGTCTCCTCAATTCTTTCTACGGGAGGATCTTCTTCCTTGTCTCTTTCAGGTACGATCAATTTTTTTATGCCATTCATATGCAGTTTCTATGATAGATTTCAAATTATGTTTGGGTGAGTAATTCAACAACTTTCTAGCTCGTGATATATCCGCAACCAAACAATCTGGATCACCACTACGTCTATTACCAAAATGACAATACACTTTGATACAATATAAATCTTCAAATATTTGTACTACTTGTAAAATTGAGTGCCCTTCTCCTGATCCCAAATTTACAATCTCGGACGGCATATCAGAGTCTAAATACTTGATTGCACTGAGATGTGCATCCGCAACATCACAAACATGTACATAGTCCCTCACACAAGTGCCATCAGGTGTATTATAATCGTTTCCATATATCGTGAAATTATTTAGTTTCTGGAATATGTTGGGAATAAGGTGAGTTTCTGGTTCATGACTTTCTCCAATATCACCTTCAGGATCAGTACCTGCGAGATTGAAATACCGGAATATCATATGATCAATTCCAGAGTTTCTTATTGCCGATTCACAAGCGACCTTGGTGTTCGAGTATACCGAATTTTCCACATGATGATCCTCTTCTTTCAAAGGCCTTTTCGATGGACAATAGAGACCAGCTGTAGAAGAGAATAACAGTTTAGTATCACCCGAATTTCTCATAACATTTAAGAGATTGACTGTTCCACCAACATTCACATCCCAGAATTCGGTTGGATGTTTCATAGACTCTCCAACCTCAATACGGGAAGCAAGGTGTATTACATAATCAAATTTATTTTCATCAAATATTTTTTGTACAGAATTTCTATCTCGAATATCACTCCAATAATACCGATTGTAATAGTTATGTTTAGGTTGTTGTAAATCGAGAATATGAATATTCCAATGATTTCGATGCAGGAGTTTGGAGATATGACTCCCCAAATATCCAGAACCACCTGTTATCAACACACTACGAATCATATTATTCCACTAAAACTATGTTTGGTCCCAAGTAACTTATAATTTTTTGTTTTTCATTCCATGGAAATTTGTTACCATACTTCTGCGTGCTGACTTTATTACCTTCAATGAAAAAATGTTCCTTAACGGAATTTTCATTTCCATCCAATCGATAATTGCAAGTATATTCATTGGTGCATCCAAACTTATTGAAATGTTTACTTAGTGTATGAAAAAATTGTCTATCTGCACCCCATTGACCATACCAGGAATGTCCAACTTTAACAGCAATATCTCTTTTTACAGCAAAACTTGAGGTGTCGATATGAAATACTTTTTCATCAAAATATACCGGCCACTTACCCAACGATTCACAATTATCATTGCAGATAAATTTACCTTGTTTGTCGGTAATTTTTCTCAGTGAGTATGCCCAATCATTACCTTGTTTAATAACTTCAACCAGTTTCTCAACGTGGTCAGCATCATACCAATTATCTTCATCCAGATAACATATGATATCCGCATTAACTAAAAAAGAACAGGCAGCATAGGCTCTATGCCCATACCAACCTTTACCAACATTCTCTTCAAGAATCACAGATTTAACATTTGGAAATTTAATGGACTGTAACTGTACATCAATATGATGTTCTTTTCCATCAACAAAAAGGTAATGAGTGATATTTTCATACGTTTGTGATCTTACCGATTCCAAACAGGTATTAAGATATTCACTTCCGATTGTCGGAGTCACAATTGCAACTTTCATTATATAATCCTATAGTTTGATATTAGGATAGGCTTCACGTAATAAAGTCGGCGTCAAAAATGGTATCGATAAATTCTTATTGACCATTTTGACAACTAGTTCCGACTCATCTTTATGAAAACTCTCCAACATCGCTGTCAGAATGTTTTGTTGTTTCTTTCCACCAAAACCAGGTGTTCTGTTTGGATGATCTTTAATGAATCTGTAAAACTTTAAAATTTGACCGTCAATGTAAAGTTCATTTAGTCCAGCTGGATTGAATGAAGGTTTGTAATCAGTAATCGTAACATCGAATATAATCTCCGGATTGAAACAATACTCCAGAAAAGTGCGAAACCTTTCTGATTCATATTTTCGCAAAACTTCAATACGCTCTTTCTTGGTTTGCATTTGGTGAAATTCTTCTAAAATTTCAGAATATAATTTAAAACTCATTTAAGTTCCATTTTTTTAAATACTCGTTATCAAAATTCGTCAATAACTTCAAGTAAATTGGTTAAACGATTGGCAATCATATAGTTCATGAATTGCTGTCTCGTTGAAGGCTTTAGTTCTTCATATGTACTTAGTATAGAATTAACAATGCTTTCTGGAATAAAAGAAAGGTCTATCAATTGTTGATTTCGTGCCCAATTTCTTTTCATCAATTCATTACCGTCAGATGAAATTGAAGTGTTCATCATTTCTTGAAGTTTAACTTTAGTGATAGACTTCTGCCGAATAGATTCTACTAGGCAATTGTCTGCGGATAGAATATTAGGAATGCCATCACTCTTATCACCAAAGATGATTAGTTCTTTTAGTTGAGCGCTAGGATTATCCGACTTGATGTGTTTCTTCATAATAGGTGAATATTGTGAAACATTAGGATATACTTGTAATTGCACAAAATCTTTATCGGAGGATAGAATTAGAACCTTCTCACCTACTGAATATTTCTTGGCCAATACACCGATAATATCATCAGCTTCCGCACCGTCAACATCAATGACCCGATAAGGAGAATACTGTTTGAGTTCTTCTTTAACTTTGTGTAAGCATTCAAAGATTGATTGCCAGTCGTGACCAGAAGCTTCTCTTGATTTTTTACGATTAGCTTTATAGAAGGGAAAGACCTCACGGCGCCAGTACTTTTTGTTGTCACAAGCAATAATGACTTCACCGAATGATTTGAATTTACGAATGTTGGCTCGTATCGAGTTCAGAATCATGTGTCGAACCAGATTAACTTCAACCGGTGATTTCGATGAACCAATTTGTTCCATCAAATTCGAAATCGCAATTTGATTAAAGTCGAAAATAATAATTTTAATTCTCCAAATATTATATATTAACTTACATCATACATCATTTCTGATCATTTGGCAATGGAATAAAGTGTTTTACCAAGGCAATAATTAACCTTTGTGATCCGTGGTAAGAATCTCCAAGATCACTTTGGGTAAATCCCAATTGTTTTGCCTTTTCTAATATTGCCTGATTCAGTTCTTTTTCTTCACTCACTTTATCACCCTTAAAATTATCATGTCTTTATTAATTCTGCCATTCATTACCATTTCCACCGAATTAATGGTAGACATTACAGTTCTCATGTAAACTTTTCCACCTTTGACAATTTCAGATAAGAACATTTCAGGTTTACGTAAAGTTTTCATTACTGATTTAACTTCATCAAAATTTATAATTGTTGTCCCCTTCACAGATAGTCCTTCAGCATCGCAGGTATTGTATACACCGAGTTTTCGGTTTTTTATATTAAAAATCCATAACTGAGATGCACCGATAATTTCAGCAGGATTAATGGACTTTATATTGTGTGGTTGACTCTCTGGACAGAAAATAAGTTTGTTTACCAATTGATCTGGAGTTTTTTTCTTTCGTTTCTTCGGTTTACGTGTAACTTTAGATTCATCATTTAGTTTGATACAATCTGTAATTATAGAATCACAAAAAGTCACCAATTTTTTTAATTGAGTTTTATTGAAATTGGAATAAGCCTCCTTGAGGTCTTTTTCATCGGTATCTATCAATAACGAATATTCTTGCCTTTTTCTCTTATAGAATTCCATAACCTTGTTTGCATGTACACCTTTAATTCTTCCATGCATTAATCCATATGGAGAAACGGGTTTAGTAAAACCTTCTAGTATATAGTCATCGAAATATCCTTCCAACTCACCTATCATTTCTGAAGATTTTTCTTTAATTCGGTCCTGTATGGAAATTATGTTGGTGACAACGGTTTTGTCTTCGATAACAGTATCGGGAATAGTTTCTCGCATCCGAATGAGATAGTTATTAAAACCCGTCTCATCGGATTCAGAAAATATAGCTCCATTATTTTTAAGGCGACAAAGATATCCGAATGTTGAAATTTGATTATTAACAACTTCATTATCCACTTTAATCTTATTTTTCCTGAGATAATCTTGAATACTCTTAATGGCAAATTTATAATCCCGATTTTGACTATACCAATTGAGGGAGTAAACCATGTCCAATTTAGACATGGTTTTTTCTGAGAAATTTGGTTCGCTGCCGGTAATCTTAGTTTCGATTTCCTCCACACTTTTACGAACTTTTATTACCATCACAAAGATCCTTTAAATTATATTACTAGAATATGTATTGACTATTTTTGGTGCCCCTTGACAGAATCGAACTGCCGATCCATGATTACAAATCAAGTGTTATACCATTTAACTAAAGGGGCACATATTACTTACTTATATCGGTGTATGTCACAGTATAACACGAACACTAATTTTGTCAATGGTGCGGTACAATGTTTACCTAGACAATCATATTCATAAATACATACGGTGATTATTTATATCATAAAATATAACACTTAAATACGGAAAAGTCAAATGGACTTCTTTAAAATTGTTGCCGAATTGGGTTTCCCTATTGCTGCGGCATTGGCCGGCGGATATTTCGTTTTTCTGACACTAAAATTCATCTTAGCTGGTGTCACAAGTTCCGTCAAAGGTATGGCAGGAATTATTACCGCTCTAGATAATAGAGTAAAAACCATGAATCATGATGTAATTAGAATCGATGTTGTGGTGAGTAATGCTATTGGTTTGAAACCAGATGTCGACCGTATAGCACGGGCTGATGGAAAAAATGATGCAAGGAGAGATTGATGGATGTCGTTGAACTAGTCAACAAGTATGGTTTTCCAATTGTCGCCGCCGGTGGAATGGGATATCTAATATTCTATGTTTGGAAATGGGCTACAACGGAAATTAAACCTGTTTTATCTGAAGCAAATACAATTCTCATTGCACTTATTGACCGTATCAGAATGTTAGATAATGATTTAATTCGTCTTCAACAAAAGGTCAACGTAGTTTTACACCTTCGTGGTAAGAGTATTGAACGTGAGAGGGTACACGAAGAGGAAAAGATAAATCAAATAAAAAATACTGATGGCATTGACAAAAAATAGAATTAAATGACTCTACGGAGAATTTTGTGAAAAAAATACTAATTATACTAGCCGTTATAACAACACTTTCTGGTTGTGTTGTTACCGATTCATATTATGTGCATAGTCAACCTGTGTATGTAGAACCTAGACCGGTTTACATTATGCCTCCAGTTTATTACAGGATGAGACCAGATACATCAATATGTTATTGGTCATATCGATGGAACCACCACCATCGAACGAATCAGAGAATTAGAGTTTGTAGATAATCACTTACTTGTAGCTCGATATATTCCATCCCAGTTTTCCGGTAGATTGTGTGTCTTCATTTCAAGACACCTTTCTACCCACAACTCATAATAATGGTTCATTTGATCATCAAATTCACCCATTAAATCTTGTGATATTTTAATGGCTTCATCGAAATTTCTATTACGGTAACATTTCAACATATCATCATGTTCGATTCTTGCTAGTTCATATTCACCGTGATTACCTAAATGTAATAACAACGGTGCATAGATACGCAAACCAACAGACTTACCCTTAACAGCAATATTGTCTAACTCTAAAGTAAAAATTCTATCTTTAACTTTTTCATTAGTGTTAGGACCAATAATTAATAATACACCATAACCTTTGGTTTGTCCTTCCAATCTGGCAGCGGTAGACACGCTATCACCGAGAACATCGTACCCAAATTTATCTTTCGAGCCGATGTTTCCTATAAGAGTTTCACCAGTATTGACTCCTGCGCCCATGCCCACGGGAGGTTTACCTTTAACTAATAATTCTTTGTTGAACTCTTCAACAGCTTGAATCATCTGTTGTGCTGTTATAACAGCTGTGTATGCATGATCCAAATCATCTAGTGGCGCACCATGTACATGTAATGAAGCGTCTCCGATGAATTTTATTAAAGTACCATCATTCTTCAAAACAGGTACACTTAAAGCTGTCATGTAATCATTCATGATTTGTGTTAGTCCTTCAACATCATCACCAAAACTTTCACCTAGTGCGGTGAATCCACGCAAATCTGTCATAACAATGCTTAATTCTTTGCGTTCTCCTCCCAATTTAATGAGATCAGGATTCTTCTGTAATTTTTCAACAATTGTTGGATTAACATAACTTCCAAACTGTTTTTTAATTTGTTGTTTCTGTAAGAATTCACTTATAAATTTAACACCATAAGCATGAAGGACAACCAGAATAAGACCGACCACAGGCAATGTGACATCGATGAGGTAGTTGAATCCAACAAACAAGTAATAAGACCCACCAATGAAACCCACAATAATAAGTAGAGAAGAAATAATACCGACATAAACATACCTGACTAAAAATAGAAGTAAAAATGTGAGTAATGTCAACGATAACATTTCAACACCATCAGACCAATCAGGACGTTGTATGTTCTTGCCACTAACCAGTGTGTCTAATACCGCAGATTGAAGATAATGTGGAAAGACTGCTCCCGAAGATGTTGCAACAGGATTGTTGAGCCCTTTGGCAGTGAGTCCGACAATAACGATTCCACCTTTGAAGTCTTCTGGTAATTTTGAGGCGGAATGTTCCATTGGTCTGGAACTCCAATCAACCCAAATTCTACCCAATTGGTCGGTAGAGATTTTTCCAAATTTAGGAATTCGTACCGCTTCGATTCCGATTTCATTAACTCTAATCTGGAATGAAGGATCTCCTGAGGCAACACGCAATGTTTCCAAACTAATGCTTGGGTACAACTCACCATTGGCATTGACAACCATTGGTACTCTTCTGGTGACGCCATCAATCTCGGGGAGAGTATTGACAACACCAATACCAGCAGCGACTTTGTTATAAGATTCATAGTTAGGTTGAATACTGACATATTTCACTCCTGTATTTTTGGAGTCTCCACCAATAACAGAAACTCCTGGACGAAACACCTGTGTGACTGAATCGGTTATCTGATCATTTACTGCAACATGAGGAAGTACTAGTGGCACTTCCCTCATTAAATCTACTAACTGAGAATCTTGGCCAAAACGATCACGCTCAGGAAGATAGATGTTAAAGACAACCAACCCAGCACCAGAAGAATACAGAAGATTAACCAGCTCGGCATATTGTCCACGTGGGAATGGGAACTGGCCTTTTTGTTGAATATAGGCATCGTCAATATTAACTACGTGTATCTGTTCCGATACCGTAGACTCCTTTGAAGTTATTAGTTGATCAAAATAACGTAGGCGCACCGATTCAACGAATGAATGATCCGCAACTCGAACACCCAACAAAAGTGTTAAAGTCAATAATGCTAACCAAGGTGATAATAGTTTTTTCATTTTTGTACTATTGTAATTGTTGTAGTTCCACCACTATTAATTTTTTGATATAATGGTGATCCACCTTGTGAAATATTTAATTGTACATTTGCTTCCTGACTAACTGAAACTTGAGCTATGTGTGTTCCAATTTTATATAGTGTTAATTTTCCTGTGTCATCTACTCCATATTTTAAACCACCTGACTCATTATATCCGGGAAGTAGGGTACTCTGTGCAAGCATTGATTCTTGTGATTGCGCTAATGCCCTAGTACTATCATCAAGTAAATTTGTTAAAAGATCACCATCAAGAAAGTTAATATCGAGTGCATTAAATTTAGCCAACTCATTCACATCTAAAGCATTATATTTCAAAAAATCTTTATTGAGAAAATTTATATCTAATGCTGTTTGTGTGGATGTGTCACTTTTATTATTATCAGATTTTATTTCTTTTGGTGGAGTAATAATTAAAAGATTATTGATGTTTGATTGATCAATCGTCACAATAACAGGTGTTGATGGAGCCAAACTCAACGATGAAACCAGTGTGGTTTGATATGCTGTATCCATATAAACTGTTCCAGCATCATTCGACACTTGTATTGCACCTGTTACACAACTTTTTCTATCACAAGAGGGTAATAACATAATCAAACTGCGACCTAATTCATCAACAGTCATAGAAAAGTCAGTACCCCTAACTGCAACAGTAGCAGTGGGAGTCTGAATATTCACTTGTTGTGGATCACTCTTTGCAATTTGGCCGCTAGCATAACGAGCAGTACCTAATACAACCTTCATAGCAAGTTTACCGGAACCTTTTTTAGAATCATACACAAAGTTATCAATCACCAATTTAGATTGTTCGGTGATATTCACTGTCGTAGCATCCTCAAAAACTAGTTTAGCTTTTGATTTAGCCGTAACAATCATATCGTTCATTTCTATTGAAGAATTGATTTTACCATCAATAGACTTCTTATCCCTAACAATTTCGGTCGGACCGGTTTGTTCTGAGATTTTACCAACAGCAGCAAAACTAGTTTGACTGGTTAATAGAAATGTTATTACTACTACCTGTAGAATTAACCGTAACGGTCTTTGCAGTAGTTCCACTTTGAGTTACTCCTATCGTGTTGGTGTCACCTGTAGAACTAATATTTACAGTAGAAGAACCTGTGTTGGTACTTGTATGTGTAATTGTATTTGTACCGCCAGTAACATTAATCTCACTATAATGATTTGCACCAGTACCCAAATTTTGTGTAATGATGTTGGAATCTCCATTAACAACTTGTTTAATTGTTGATCCGGAACATGAGGCGGATCCTAATGTTCCACAATTAATTGTTTGAATGTTGTTACTTCCTGTTGTATCAACAACAACTTCCGCTGTAGCACCATTCACAACCATAATCAATTCATTGCCGCTACCAATTTGACTGATATAAACGACGTTTGATCCACCACCAATAAAAACTGGTACGGCAGAATCTCCTACTTTGTTTCCTGTGCCATCTTGTATGATGGTAACTGTTGATGCATCACCTACTTGGTCTATATAAACTTCATTCGAATAAACATTTGTTAAACCAAGCACCGCCATAATAAAGACGATAGCTTTCAGTTTCATTTTATTTCCTTTTTTGTTTTACTACTTAATAAATCTCCATAATCCTTTCTTTTCACCTTCGATAATCATCTCATAAACTGCTTGTTCAATTGCTACTCTTACAGCATATGTTGTTGGTTCATTTGCAGCATTACCCAATTCCATTTCTAAAGATGATGTGCCGGAATCTAAAAATTTCAAAACACCTAAACTATATGAAGTACTGTAAATTGTTTTTGATACAGCATTAGATAAAAGTATTTCTCCAGAACTAACACTTATCAACCTTAGAGATACAACGACTTCATCAACTCTATATTGTTGACTTCCACCAATACCAAAATATCTGGCGCCGGCACCACCACTTCGGGTATTGGTATCATATCCTATAATTCCACCTTCAATCATGATACCAGCAATCGTTAACGGTTTTAATGGTTTTGCTTCTTTACCTTCATATACTTCACGTTGATTACGGATTAATTGCCTCTCTTTAATGAGATTATCTAATCCAACCCTTTCAACAACCTTAAACCAATTCTTTGAATCTTGTAAAGCTTTAATTAAAAATGTTTCTGCACCTTGAGTAACTGCTTTACTGAATAGAGCTAATTTCTCATTAGGTTTATTCTGTCCTGTTTTATCAATAAAACCATAAACAGCAATTGTCATTGGTGGACCATCCAAAAGAGGTAGTTTATCCGCCAATTTTATTTTAGGTTCAATTTTAACAGGTTCTTCTTGCAACAATTCCAATTGTGTATTAGCGCAACCTGATAATAACAACAATAAAATAAAAAAAAACGTTTTCATTAAAATGAAAACCCTGAAATCGGAACTGTAATTTCTGTACGATTACCGTTTGTTTCTAATATAGTGAGTGTCACATCACTTCCTGTTTTCACCCAAGATATTGTGGTACCTTGAAAATCCATTGTACCATTATCTTTACCTCCTTCTGCGAACATTTGGTCGGCTAATTGTTTTGATAATTGTGCATAAATCCTTGATTCTACATTAACCAAAAATTTTGCTATGTTGGTGTTTTTAGCATCACGTTCCCCTTTATCAATAGCGGACTGTTTTTCATCTTTTAGTTTTTGTGTTCGTTGTGTTTCTAATTGATGAATCGTTAGTACGTGCGAAGAGTACCCCATGCCATTAAAAGCTGGAGAATTAAATTGATGAACCAACTCACTTGCAGATGCGGGCGTGGCCGCTATAGATATAAAATAACAAAGGACAATAGCAAAACTATAAAGTATCCCCATGATACCTTTATTTATGTCTTTAGTTACCTAATAATTTATTCCTACTATGGTATCCCCAGAGGGACTCGAACCCCCAACCAACAAATTATGAGTTTGCTGCTCTAACCATTGAGCTACAGGGATATATTTGGTCCGGCGTACAGGAATCGAACCCATATTAAGGGAGTAGAAATCCCCTGTATTATCCATTATACTAACGCCAGATATTACGTTTAGATAATAACAGATTTTATTGAATCTAATCGGAAACTTCTCCAACCTAAAACATCGACATCATAAACCGCAATAGTTTCGATATTAGAAGTTTTAGTATTACCTTTTGGTAAATCCTTTTGTGTTATGTAATTTTCTGATAAGGTACATTTCATCACTCTTTCACTTCCATCTTTTTTCGTGAAAGTAACTGTAACGATACCTTTCTGTAAAGAATCTCTTAAATCATTCATCATCATTTTCTTATCTCACTTCCTCATTTATTTTTTCAATATTACTTAAAGTTTCTTGTAAATAATTGTTCCAAAAAGATTCACATTTTTTATTCTTTCTCACAAAAGTTCCAAATATTTCTGTACCGATTAATCCTTCCGCATAAACCGAAGGATCAGAAAATACAGCTTCGAATACATCACATAATTCAACACCAGAACCATCTCCAACGCCTTTCAGTAAAACAACATTATATACTGGACCGTTATCGG